TCCACCAACAATTGCAATTATTTTTTTTGTTGAATCATCAAGATTCTTCATCCATTCAATTACATTTCTTATTACTTCAAGTACTTTTTTTGCTACTGGTAATAAAACATTTCCAAATGCAACTGCAACATCATCTAAATCTTGTGTTAATTCTCTTGATTGATTTGCAAAACTTTCACTCGTTCTGGAATAATCACCTAATGCATTTTTACTTTGTTCTTGCGCTAATTGTAATGTTGCAAATGCTTTTGCTTGTCGTTCTGATTCAAATGTTAATCCATCAAAAGTATTTTTTAACATTTTAGCCTTTACGTCTTCTTCTAAAATAGATATTCCTAAACTTTTTATACTTTCTCTTTCACCTAGTAAGGCTTTTGTTAATGCTTTACTAGCTCCTTCGGCTCCACCGCTAAAATTTGAAAAACTTGCTAAATCAACAGCTAACTTTTGAACTTCCTGAGATAATTTTAATGCAGATTTTTGTGTAAATCCAAATCCTGTAAGTAAATCACCTGTATCACTTAATAATTCACGACTTTTTTTAGCAGATAAACCATAACTTTTATCTAATACATCAGCCATTTTATTTGCTTCGGTCGAAATATTTGAAAATACTACCTGAAATTTTGATGAAATTTCTTCAGCATCACTTGCAGCTTTTATTGCTGCTACACTTAATCCTATTAACGGAAGCGTAACAGCAATTGACATTGTTTTGCCAATAGACTTCATTTTTTTTCCAACCTTTGCAAGATCAGTTTGGGCGCGTTTCATTTTTGTTTGAAACTGCTTTATGTCTGCTCCAAGGATGAAATTTAAACTCGATAATGATTTTCCGCCTGCCATTTATTTTGTTTTATCCGATCCAAGAATCTAATTCAGATTGTGATTTTATTTGATTTTGATTTTCTTGTTTAGATCCTCGATTTAAATATTTTTCAAATGTTTTCGGTTTGTCAGATTTTTTCACATAAGGATTATTTAATAACATTGAATATGTTATATAATTTATACGGTTCCATTCTTCTTTTTGTCGGTACCGTTCTAAATCATAAAATCCATTTAGCTTGTTTGATAATTCCCGAAATTCAATGAACTCATAATCTTCAACTGTCATTCCTAACATTCCAAGGCTAATTTCTTGAAGCCTGTCGAATGTTAATTCTTTTTCTTCGCCCCTACTTTTTTCGGGGCATTCAGGTTTTTTGATTCTTTGATATTTGGAAAGCTTTCAACAAATATATCCATTATCTCATTTACAATTCCAAAATCATCATCCAGCCAATCAGAAACATCATCAATAATAAAATCAAATTCTTGTTTCTCTTTTCTGGCTCCTTCCTGTAATCCAACAAAAACAAGCATGATCATATTCGTAATTGACATTCCTGAAATATTCATTAAATCAGCCAATGTTGAATTTGTTTTTTCGCTGTAAATCCGTAATGCATTCATTCCGAATTTTACCGGACGAAGTTTTCCTCCTATTTTTACTTTTTTTAACATTTTAAAATCTCCCGTTTTTAAATTAATAATAAAATTTTATCTCTCTTACCTCCCCCATTGCTGATGCAATTTAGCGGGAGAGGAAGGGAGAAGGTTCAACTGGATAGAACTATGATTCCGTTTCTTCTGTTAATGCTCCATTACCTTCGAATGTTACTGAAAAGGTTGGAGTTTCTTCTGAACCAGATGTTTTATCTAAACTGGAAATTTGTGCGTTTCCAGAATACTTCTTATCACCACTGACCGCTGTTGTAAATACAAGTGCAACATCATCATTTCCGGTTGCAGCTGCAAATAAATCAGGTAAGCCATAAGTGGCATCTGCTTTAAATTCGATATCTGCACTCATCGACCAGGATTTTGTTCCGGGAAGTGTTTTCTCCCATCCTGCATCGTCTTTGTTTACACTTTTTCTTGTTGCTTTTGAAAATGAAATACCGCATGAAGATAAACAGTTAATTATTGTACCTGCAACGGTAATTTTTTCAAGCGTTCCATTAATATATCCTGAGCTTGCCATAATTATATGTTTTTAGAGTTTGTAATTTTTTTTTCTTTGCCTTTTGCAATAAAACCACCAATTAATAGATCGTTTAAAAGTTTACGATCGACAGTCAACTCAGTTCCTTTAAGTTTTAAAGATCCTGCTGGATGCTGCCAGTCTTTTATTAATTTAACAGTTCTAAAATTTGTATTTGATTTTTTGTTTGACATGATTATTTAATATTTAATTCTAATGATGTAATCTTGTATAATTGTGTAATGATCGCTATCGTAACTGAAAGCATCATTTTCATTTTCGTATCTAATAGATTGAACACTCAATCCACCTTTAGTAACATTATCAACTCCATGAAGTGCTGCAAGAATTGCAGCTGCTATATCATTAACATTTTTTTCGACACTCGAAACAATATTAATTTGAATTCTGATTGTTCTTAAACCAATTGTAATATCCTTATTTACATTTGGAATATTAGAAATTTGCTGAACAGTTACATAAGGTGAATTTGCTTCCTGATTTGAATTTACATTATAAATTCGTGTAGAAATTAAATTCGTAACTGCTGTAACGTTACTCAAAATATCGTATATTGCTTTAAATACCATAATTTTTAATATCCCACTCGTTGACTTTTTGAAGCTAATGTTTTACTGTATCTGTTTACTAATTTTTCTGTTTCTTTATGAATGTGATCCTGAAATAGTTTTGTTGTTTTTTGTTCAACTGCAGTTTTTTTAGAATCAATTGCAGGTCGCATAAATGGCCTTGCAGGCTGATTGGTTCTATAACGTTCACCTTGTTTTAGTTTTCCTACCCATGGAATAAAATCAGGATTATCGCTATATTCGCGTTTATACCCTTTACCAGTTGGCGATTTATATCCGACAATTCCACTTACACCATATTCCACAAAATGAGCATACCATGCATATTTTTTATTTTTTCCTGTTTTTACACGTGGCCCAACAAGAATTCTTGCAACCTTCTTATTTTTAGAAGTTATATTTCCAATAGATTTTGCCATTCCCTCACTTATTGTTCGGGCATTATTACGAGCGGCAATAATAAGAGGTTTTGTTCCTTTACGTTCCAATTTTAAAAGAACATTTCTCTGAAGCTTCTCCGGCAAATGTTTCATAATTTGCTGAGCTTCTTTAAATCCCTCTATTTTAATATTATTACTCATTATCTCGTTTTTCGCATGTAAGAATAATCCATCTATTTCTGCCAATAACTTTAATAGAAGTTATGTAATAATTTAATGAATTAAAAACTACTCGCATTTTGTAAGTTACACCGGAAACATATCGTAATGTAAAAAATGTTTTGTTTATTGCAGTTTCCTGATCATCTTCTTCTTTTTCGTTTGCTCCACTATCAGAAATATTTGCCCATAATCCGGTTGCATGATTACTCCAAGCAACTGTTCGTAATCCATCAGAATCTGTTGATGTTGTTGGTTTTTGAATGCTTATAAGTCTGTCAAGACTTCCGATATTTATTTCATCACTCATACCGAATAAGGATAATAAAGATCAATTAACATATCAACTGTTTTAGAAAGAGTTTTATGCCCTTCATCACCACGATTTTCATATAAATGACCAACAATTAATTTTATTAATCCTTTAAATTCTTCAGGAACTAAGGCTGCGGCTCCATATCCTGCGGTAAATGTTATTTTAACCGCATTAATAACATCCTTTGTATCTGGCCAATCTTCATCAAATGTTGGATATAAACGTGCCGGAGTTTGAATATTATCGAGTTGAAATGATGCAAATGTATCAGCACTTCCATCAGTATCAGTATAAGCAATTTCAGAAACTGCAATTACAGGATAACGATTTATTTCAATTTCGTTTGCAGGAAAAAAATCAAGATATAATTCCCATGTTGTTGTTATCAAAGAACGATTAAGGCGTTTTTCGATCACTCGCCGTGCAACTTTTCCATAAGAGGTGATGATAGTATCTTCATCACTTTCTGTAACTCTTAAATGATTTTTTAATTCAGCAACTGTTACAGGTTCTGTGGCCGGTTCGGTTTTGATTTTATACGCCATTGTTTGTTTTATTTAAGATTTAAAATATTCCCGGATTTCTTTTTCGGTTGTTTTACCAATGCCATTAAATTCGGTTAAATCTGAAATACTATTAATTTCGGCAATTGTACAAACACCATTTTTTATTAAAACAGCACGCCCCGGAATATCATCAGGAAGATCGATCTTAATTTCGGCACCTTTAAAAGGTTCTACAATTTTAAGTTCGATAAGTTCATCAGCTTGTTTTTTTGGAAGTTCAACAGTATCTCCCTTAAAATAACCAAGACCAAATCCCATTCCGTTTCTGATAAATGTTACTTTTTTTGTTTTCATCTTTTGTTTTTTTTCTTTTTTTGCCCCTCCCTTTCAGGAGAGGCTAAAAAGATTATTAACCTAAAATTAATTATGAAAAATACCCCACCACGGGATGTCTTAATTCTATGTTGTTAGAGCATCGGCCATTGCTGCAAATGAAACAGCTCTACGAACTGCAACATCCCACCAACTGTTTGCCACTATTCTTAACAATGAACTGCCTGCTTGTGTATAAGGATCAACCACGAGATCCATTCCACCAAACTGGCCAATCATCAAATCATTAAAGTTTCCAAAAATGATTGCTGAACAAACTCCTGTTGATGTTCCTTTATCAAGATCGGAAGGAACTAAAGTTGATATTGCAGCTCTGTAACCATTAAGCATATTATCATCTTTTGGCCATACAAATAATCCAGAACCAGAATCTAATGCTGTTTGTTTTAATTTAGCTCTTACTTTTGGATTTGTAAAATACCCTAAACTTCCAATATCAGCATTATCAACTGCAACTTCTCTTTCAAGATTTATAATATTACCCCAAGTAGCAGCTAATCCATTTGTTCCTCCAGCAACTGATCCAATTCCGCTTGTATTCAAAATTCCTTCAGGTATAGGATCGGAACCTGATCCATTTATTGCTGCTGTTTCTACTGCAATCGCAATTGCAGAAAGAAGTTCATTTTTAATAAACTTTTCAACATCAATAGAACTTTGGAAAATTAACTGTTTCGAAATATCGGTATAACCACCTAAACGTTTTGGATCTAAAGAAATTTTTGAAAATACTGAATCTTTTTCTGCATTTGCATCATTTTCACCTTCCCAGGTTGCTGTTAATGCTGTAGCTGCAGGAATATCAATTTTACTTGTTAATCCTGTTAAAAATTGAGCACCTAAACTGGCAAGTTGCATTTTAGCTTTTAAAGGTTCAATAAATCCTTGTTGAACTGTAGGAACTGTAAATCCACCTTCTGTAGTAGTTCCTGCAGTTTGATCACGTTTTTCATGTAAAATTATACCGGGAATTCCAACTCCTTCAACTTCTTTTCCCATTGCTCTGGCTTCTTTAACGGCTTCTTGATGCATTTCAAGTTCTAAACCTTCAAGTTTTTGATTCGGTAACTGACTTCTAATCGCTTTAACTAAATTAAAATTGTTTTTAATTTTATCAATTTCACGTTGTTCGCCTTTTTCCGTTTTTTTTCTTTGCTGCTCACCTGCCATTTCAATAACAGTTTTTTCATGAGTTTCTGCTCGTTTAATTTCGAGGCCGAGAGTTTTCATTTTTTCAAGATAACCGTCATATTCTGATGTTTGATCATCTGTTAAAACCCTCTTTTCCTCTTTTGCGGTTGCGATAATTGCCTTAGCTTTATCCCAAATTGCACCTTTTTCATCTCTTAATTCGTTAGAGGATTTTAAACCTCCAACAATTGGTGCAATTGCCATTGTAATTCCTGTCATTCCTATAAAAGGATCGACATTAAAAAGTCCACAAATAACTACTCCTAATAAAAGAGTAAATAATCCTAAAATAATTTTTCTTGTTTTCATTTTTTTTAAATTTGTTATTATAATTTATGTAATTCTAATTCCTTCTCGTATATATCAAATGAAAAATTATCTTTTTCATTTTCTTCTTTGCGATGTTCGTTGCAATAATCATCTAAACTACGTTGCGCAATTTGTTGATTACGCTCAGCAATTTTTGCATCTGTATCAGGATATGCCGGAAATGTTACCGGAGATACATCAATAAGATTTTCAACTTCAAGGATAGTACGATCTTCATCGATACCTGCTTTTTCGCTTTTACTCCATTCTACTTTTTTAACAGTAAATTGGAATGATGATGATTTAATATCACCACGATTTAAGCTTTCTATTAGATCGTTTCCTGCAGTTGTGTTTGG